TTTCTTCAAATTGATTTTCTTTAAGAATCTCAAAAAAATCATTGAACATCGTGGACAATTGTTATTACCTCTCCCTCTCTAGCAATCTCAGATAATCTTGACATAACAATATCTCTAATCTCTGGATGCTCGGAAGCAATATCACGCAGAATTCCAATCAAAACCTCTTGACGTTTCTCAATTTGAACCATCTCTTCTGCAAGTTCTTTATTTTCTAATAGCCCAGCCTTTTGCAACATGTCAATTCTTTTTGACTCAATATCCATGACTAGTTTAATTGCAGCGGTCTTGGCATTTAGATTTGCCGTAGTAGTAGAATCTTCTATAACTTCATATGCTTTATTAATTAGTTTAGTATAGTGTGCGTCTGCTCCAACTAAAGCCTCTTTTGCACGAGCACGAATAGCATCATTGGCAGAGGCCATGACTCGCCATTCATTAAGATGGGCTACAACTCTTGTTCTTGGTAGGTCAAGAGTCTTTGATATTCTTGTTGGATCGTTTCCTTTTAAATATTCTTCAACCACCTTGTTTATTTCATCAAGATGCTTTACTAATTCAATCTCTGTGCTGGTCATATTTGCCTTCTAGTCTGTTAATCTCATCTTGAATGTAGAAGATTGCCTTCTTTAGATCTTCAATATGAGTTTCTTCATTTTTAAGCCCTGCTCTCCAAAGATATTTAAAGGCATTGCCTACGTTAAAATTTCTGTGTCTTGTTATTTGTATAGCCTCTACACCGCTAGGATCTGATGTATAGTGGACAGGATGATTTACTTGATCTACTACTATTCTAAACTTATCTTCACTCATCGTTTTGATTTCCTTAGTCCAAATTTAGCAAGGTATACATAAATAGTCTCTACGCTTACCCCGCACTCCTTAGCAATATCTTCTGGGCTCTTTTTGTCCATATGATATCTTTTCTTTAGCCAAACTTGGCTTGTATACAGTTTACCACTCATAGCTAGTCCTTGTCAAATTTCACAGCCTTTTCCCAGTTATTTATAGCCCAATGGCCTATTCCAGCAGCATCTGCTACATCATAATCATCTATTTGTTTATCGTATGCTACCTCTAACAACTTTATAGTTCTGCGTTTTCTAAAATCTCTCTCATAAGATTTATACCAAGAATCAGACTTGCCTGGATTTAAAGATCTTATTTTAAGCTGTTCTTCTTTAGTTAGTTTCTTATTACCCAGATAACTTTGCCAAGTTATTGGAGATACTCTACCAATTATAGAAATTCCTGCAAGACCTGCAGCGCCAATGATTGCCCCCTGAACAAGAGCAAGATCTGCTGCAGTTTTTGGACTATTCATAAAAACAGTATGCTCAATAACTATTGCATCTGTTTTATTAAAGTGCTCAAAAAATGGTTTTACTTTTGCACAAGCATCAAGAACTTTTTGATAAATGTTATCTCCTTCAAAATTTATTTTTCCATACTGTGTTAGGGTTTTGTATGAATAAAAAGCAAATGCAAGACTATTAGTACTGGCATCAATAGCACATATAACTGGCGGTTGGCTAATTGTCTTGTTCATAATCAATAAATCCTTTTAGTTGTTTTATCATTTTCTCAACTGCCTTTTGATGAATGTTACAATTAGCGCAAAATCCTGAGTCGTTGTAAATTGAAAGTTTTGTTCCGCAACCACCTAGACAAATTCTTTTTTTACCTATTCTTTTTTGTCTACGAGAAATCTGATATCTTTCAGCAATTTTTTCTTTTGTAGCGTTAGTTCTACATTCTTCGCTGCAATATATCTGATAGGTTACCTTTGGAGCAAACTTTTTGTTACAAAACTCACATGGTTTCACGCAGATCCTCCAGTGAAGCAATCTTCACCACACCCACACCAGCAGCATCACAAGTATTTTTAATTGGACAGGTTTTACATATCTTTGAGTTAGCCCTGTAATTCTTAGTTGGAAGTTCATTTTTCATCCAACTTGCCCTCACAGTTTTCATCCAATCAAAAGCATTATTAATATAGTCACGATAGTAATCATCTACCTCTATTAATATTGGAAGCAGTTCGTGATTATTTTTATTTTCATAAATAAGAATTCCATGCTTATGACCAAGAATCTTCATATAGATAAGTATCTGAATGATGTGAGCCTTTTTGCCTTTGCCACTGTTCTTCCTGTATTCAAACCCTTCGTTTGGAACTGTCTTTATTTCTATTACAACTTCTTTATCGTTCCATTGTATGATTCCATCACCATATCCAAAGATAGGAGGGTTCTCATTTCTAATCTCAAACTCGGTTGTGTCTTTTTCTTTTTGTGTTTCTTTATCTACCTTTTTAAATATCTTTGCAATTCCAGAATCCATTAAGGCTTGTTGAATTCTATCGTGGCTCTTGCTTCCGTTAGTTCTATTTGCCACACCAAAAGCATCAGAGTTATCTTCAAATGTTGCACCAGAAAAAGCAAGATACCAATATCTTGGACACTCTCCATGGCTATAAGCAATGGTAGATGGAGCAAAAGAGTACTTGGTCTGCTCTTTAGAAACTAGTTTATTTGTATAACCAGCCTTAATTTTTTCTACAAGACCATCAAGTTTAAAAGAACTCTCTGGCCTTTTCTTTTTTTCTTCTGTCTTTATCATAATTTGCTGCAGTAAGTTTTTACTCATATCATCCTTTATTCTATTATATCAGTTAGCGTATCGTATACTTTAGCGCAGATACCAAGTTATTGATCGCTTCTGCAGCGGTATAGTAAATATTTTTCTTACCTCTATCACTTTTGTCAACATTAGCCATCCAAGTAGCCTTAAATGACATTTTTGCTGCAATTGCCTGAAGTCTAACTATCTCAACAGTAGCCACATTCAAAGGTATATCTGGTTTAAGTATGACCTTTGCTATAAATACAAGAGCAGCAGTAAGTTCTTCATCTTGCATAAAATCTGCTATTTCTGACAAACCATCAACCTGTTGTATAGTAGGTTTAGTTGGTTCCATTTTTAACCTCCCAAGTTAATTGATCTAGTAATTCAAACTCTATTAGGGCTAGTCTGGTTTTTTTATTTCCCTCGCCCAAAACTATGACTATTGCAGGAGACTTATCTGTGCCAGCCTTTATTGAATCGGTTACTGCTTTAGCCCATATGTCTTGATTTATGGTAAAAGACTTTGCCGACTCTTTAAAGTCAATAACAAAATTTCTCCACGTAGCATCGCCTTTCTGGTTATTACGACCAGAATTTTTGTGCTGTTTAGCACCTATTCTTTTACTTTCGTTCTTTTCGCTCATAAGCCTTCTTGTTCTTGTATCCTACTTGATAAACTTGGGCTTCTGAAAGGTGTTTCTCTTTGCACATCCATGTCCCAATTCCAGTTTCTAGATATATTCTTATGCTTAGCACCTCTTGCTTGCAAGTTCTGCATGGAAACTTCCCTTCATATACCGTAAATTTACTAGACATTGTTTAGTTTATTTTTCAAAATCTCTTGTAGTTCTAAATCTTCTTTTACTCTAGCAATAAGTCCATCACGACCCTGCACCTTTGTACCATCATCTAGTTGATACCAGGCCCCAGTTCTGTTTATGTGTCCAGCCAATTCAGCAGTGTCAACAAGATCACCAATAAAGTCAATGCCAACATTGTCACCCCTAAAATAGAAATCATACTCTCCACTTTGAAAAGAGGGTGAAGTCTTAGAAAATTGTAAATCCCACCTAATCTTGCGACCAATCTTTTCTTCAATAATTTTATCTCCGACATGTATTTTTCCTTTTATGGCTTGATTGTCTGATTCAGACGAAAACAACTTAATAATTGTAGACGAATAGAATTTTGTAGCCTGACCTCCAGTTGGCTGCTGGCTTGTGTACATTGCATTAATATTATTACGAGACTGACTAATTAAAACAAACAATGTTGGCTTTACCTTGTTGTTTGCATAGTTAATCATTTTCCAAGCATTACTAAAGTCTCTTGATTCTGCACCGATCTGTTTTGTATTTTCTAACTGCTTTAATTCTATAGAGTCTTTCTCAAAATATATTGCTGGCAATAACGATGTTACCGAGTCAACAACAATAATGTCAACTCCAGCCTCCATTAAATTTACTCCAACATCTACCATTTCATTAATCGTTCTTGCTTGTGAAACTATTAACTTAGAGGTGTCTACTCCTAATTTTTCTGACCATACCTTATCGTATGACATTTCTGCATCAATCCATGCACAGACCTTTCCCTCTTTTTGCGCCATAGCAATCATCTGTAAACACAAAGAGGACTTAGCGCTAGACTTGCTACCCCAAATTAGCACCTGTCTGCCATATGGCAAACCACCATTCAATGCTTTGTTTAATCCATAACTAGGGGTTGCAGCGTATTCTGTTTTTGGTATTTCATCTCCAACAAGAATGCTTTTCCTTAGTTTAGGATTTAGTTGTGATAGTACCTGATCTATTGTTAATGTCATTAAAATCTTACCCCATGCTTCTTTGGTCTATGTGTATTTCTTTCCATCTTTTCTTTAATTGCATAATCAAGTGATTTCTTTACATACCCTGCTTCTGCTATACCCGCGTATAAATCAAGGGTACGAATAATAATATCTGCAAACTCATCTGATATCTGGTCAGGATCCATATCTTTACGAAGAGCCTCCATCGCCTCAGACACTTCTGAAACAATCATCATCATCTGCTTTGCCACAAAGATAGGGTCTACAGTCTTGTCCCAAAACCCTTTGGTTACCGCATTTTTGTGTATCTCTTCTGCTAACTCATCAAACATTTACTACATCCTCCATTATTCTAGTTCCTTCTTTGGTTTCTTTAAACTCAAACTTATAAACATTTCCTGCTTGAACATGCATGTATGCTTTTGCAAAAGCGGTAGGAAATACAGTAATTGCATGTAACTCTCTGCCAGCATCGGCAACTGTTAGTGATGCCATTTTCTTACCAGCCTTAGTTACTCTAGGCTTAAAAGATACAACATAGTGTTCGCCCTCTTTATATGGCAACATCTTGTAATTTAAAAACTTAATTAGTGGATCTTTAGAAGTAGATACTTCATCAACAGGAATTGCAGAAACAACCCTATTATCATTTGCAAGAACAAGATAAGTACGACCAGCCTCAATAGTGGTATTTTCTTCATCAAATATCCCAACACTTCCCGTTTTGTCTAACAATTCTATTCTTGACCAACCCTTTGCTCTCTTAATTGATTTTACCATGCCCATCAATATAAAAGCACCCTTTTCTTCATACTCATCAACATCATTTATATATGCATAGTAATGTTGTGGTATCTGAACATTAAACTCTGGCAGGTTAAGATACTCATAAAGATTTTCTTTTACTTTTGCCTGATCTACTGAATTGTCCGTAAAAGTAAGTGCTCCAATACAATTCATTGCCTGTAAAGCCCTACTGTTTACTCCATTACCTTTTGTAAATGTAAACTTTTCTACATGTTCATAGGACGTAAACGGCCTTGCTGCAATGTATCTTTCAGCAATAGTTCCAGATATCCACTTGATTGCAGATAGTCCAAATCTAATTCCTTTACCTTCAATTTTAAAATCAACATCTGATTCGTTTACGTGTGGTAGTTTGATTGTGATCCCCATGCGCTTTGCCTCAATAAGATACTCTGTTCTCGTATCCTTATCCTTCTCATTTTTAAGAAGAGCAAACATAAATTCTAGTGGGTAGTAGTATTTGAGCCACGCCGTCCAATACGAGAGAGTACTGTAAGCAACGGCATGTGATTTGTTAAACGAGTATCCCGCATGTGCTTCAAAGTCTTGCCAAAGATCCAAAGCAGCATTAGGAGTAATATACTTAGAAGCCCCTTTGATAAACCTGTCTTTAAACTCATCAAATTCCCTCGCATCCTTTTTCTTACCAATAATTTTACGAACCTTGTCTGCTTCTGCCATTGTCATACCGCCAAGTTCTACGCAAGCCTGCATAACTTGTTCTTGATATAAAATGCATCCATATGTTTCCTCAGTCAAGGGCTTTAATATCTGATGAAGATAATCAATATTTTGTCTTCCGTGCTTACGAGCAATATAGTCTTTGCCAATAGTATTCATGGCGCCTGGACGAACCAAAGCATTAGAAGCAGCAAGTTCTGAAAAGTTCTTTACACGCATCTTTACAAGAAGATTTGTGTAAGGTGCTGCTTCACACTGGAAAACTCCCTTGGTATATCCATCAGAGAGCATTTCATACACCTTTGCATCGTCCATCTTAATCTGCAAAAGATCTACTGTTGTTCCCTCTCGCTCCTTGATAATGTCAATACAGTCCTTCATCACGCTCAAAGTCTTTAGCCCAAGAGCATCAATTTTAATTAAACCAATCTTTTCTGCTTCTTCCATGTCAATTCCAACAACAGGAATTCTTTCATTAGAACCAGTTGAAGATCTTGTCTCCATAGGTGCATGTCTAAATATTGGCTCTTTGCTAGTTACAACACCAGCAGCATGAATTCCAGTTCCTCTAATTCTTCCACGCAACTGTTCTCCATAAACCTCAACTTCTGGATACTTATCTCTAAACCATAAAGTTGTTTTTGATCTACAATACTCATCCCATGTATCAATGGTCTTTAGAACTTTATTTACGTCTGTTAGCGGTATATTCAATACTCTCGCAACATCACGAACAACACCCTTATCTTTAAACGATAAGAAGGTTGCAATAGATGCTACATGGCGATATTGTCTAACTAGATAATCTTTTACATCTTCACGACGAGAGTCTTGAATATCTGTGTCAATATCAGGAAAGTCATTGCGCTCAGGATTGATGAATCTGAAGAACAGCAGGTCATGCTCTATCGGATCAATTTCTGTTATACCCAAAAGGTAACAAACCAAAGAACCAGCAGAAGAACCTCTCCCTGGACCCACAAGAATCTCTTCTTTCTTAGCCCAGTCAATCATATTTTGAACAACGAGAAAGTATGGAGCAAACTTTTTTTCTCTAATAATATGAAGTTCTTCATCTAGTCTTTGCTCATAGATATCATTACCAAGCCAATTAGATGTCAGCTTCTTTTCTTCAAGTCCTGCAAATGCCAAGTTAGATAGTTCTTGGTCAGGGCTTTTGTATTGTGCTGGAAGAAGATCTAAACCATCTTTAATATTATAATCTTCTACTGTTTCTGCAAGTAACAAGGTATTTGAATATATGTCTTCTCTATCAATACCCTGCTTTTTCATATCAGCCTTTATCTCTTCATATGAAAGAAGGTGAATATTAAAGTTCTTAAATGTCATTTCACGATCTTTGCCATATAGGGCATCTAGCCTGTCCATCATAGAAGATGCCTTCTTTGCTTTTTCATATGATACATCTTTGGCAACTTTGGCATGTGTGTTCATTAATAACTTAAACTCTTGTATTTCTCTTTGAGACTCGTCAACGTGGTGGCAGTCTGGAGTAACAATAACTTTGATATCAAACTCATCTGCTAAATCTATAAGGTATTTATTTATTTCTGGTTTATTGTGTGGCATGACTTCAATGTAATAGTCTGCACCGAAAGCATTCTTAAACCAAGCAATGTATTTTTTTGCTATTGCAAATTCATTTTCTTCTAGGGCCTTAACCAAAACGCTGCTTGGGCAGGCGGAAGAAACAATAATTCCCTCTTTGTGCTTTTCTAAAATATTAAAATCAAACCTGGGCTTCTTAAAGAATCCATCTGTCCAAGCCAATTCGCTTATCTTATTTAAATTTTCTAGGCCCTTTTGATTCTTGGCTAAAAGGATAATGTGATTATAAACAAGATCTTGTTGACCTTCTCTTTCAGACTTATCTCTTCTATCAGAGATGTCTGCACACATATATCCTTCTAGACCAAGGATCGGCTTAACACCCTTTTCTTTTGCAATACGATAAAACTCACGATGACCAGAAAGAGTTCCGTGATCTGTAATTGCAACTGCTGGCATACTCAAACTTACTGCACGGTTGATATACTCTTCTGGAGTACCTATTCCGTCAAATAAAGAAAAGTGAGTATGAAGATGTAAGGGTGCGTAATTCATCTACTACCAGTCAACGTTTGTTGACGAACTGCCTGGAGTATCAAACCCTAAATAATATGCCTCTTGCTCAGCATAAGGAATTTTGTTAAGAGCCTTTTCCAATGGGAATGGCTCTGCCTTAGACCAATCAAATGGTTCTTTATCTGGACCACCTGGAATTAATGTGTAACTTGTTTCAGTACCCTGCCCGTTACGCTTTAACTTCCAAACAATATTAGAGATGCTTCCTGTTTCAAGAGCATACTCACGAATAGTATTAAATGATGATTGCTTGCTTACACCCATTGCCCAAATAGCAACATATGGCGCTTCTAGTCCATCATCAACTAGAACGTTGCAATAGAAACGAAGACGTGCTCTCCAGCCAGCCTTTGGATCCTTGCGATGCATTTCTTCTGCCCAGTCACGACCCTCTGTTTCCATTGTGTCAAGAGCACGGCGCTTGTAGTCTTTTGGATTTGTGTGTTCTTTTACAACTAGAGCAAGACCACGGCTGTCGCTGTAATTTGCAGAGTCTTCATCCAACTCTTCAATGAAACGAATTTTTACTGATTGTCCGTCTGCTAATTTTAGCCAGCGAACCTTACTTCCTGTACCTTCATATTTTGGCTTATCAACTAATGCATTGATATTTTTTAGACCTTTTACTATTGTCATTATTTCTCCTTGTTTCTTCTATTTTAGCATAGCGACTATTGAGTTGTCAAACTTATATTCTAGTTTTTTAATTTCCTCATCGCTCATTTCGCCAATATCTTTATATTTTTGATCAATGTTTACAACTGAAACCTTAGAACCTATCTTTCCTAAGATACGATCTACCATTATGGAACCAGCCTCATCATTGTCTGCTACAAGCACAACATCACTGAAGTACTTTTCTAATAGTTTCATCTGAACTGATGAAACATTAGCCCCTAGGGTAGCAACCGCAGGGAAACCTACTTGGTCCAATCTGATTGCATCAAAAGATGACTCAACAACATAAACAAATCTAGACGACCTAACTCTGTGAAGATTAAATAAAATCTTTGACTTTTGAAGTCCTGGTGTATTTTTAAATTCCTTACCCTCAATAGATCTACCAACAAAACCAATAGTCATACCGTCTGGTGATTGAACTGGTATTGTTACATAGTCCTGTTTTTCAGAATACCCCAAAGAAAACTTAGCAACAGATTCATCTGTTATTCTACGACCATGAAAGTAATTCATTGCCCTTGGAGATTCTAGTGCTTGATTGTTTAGTCTTTTAATTAATACCTCGTCAAACTGCACAAACTCGGGAGCAACATAAAGTTTTTTATTTACAACCTTTTCTATATCTAACTCTTTATCTTTTTGTTTGATATACCTAGCCGATTCAAAATATGTTCTGCCCGATACAGCCATCACAAACTCTATAAGAGTCTTGCTGGTCTGACATCCAAAGCAAAAGAACAGCCCTTTTTCTTTAGAGATAGTTCCTGCTGGAGTTCTGTTGTTATTATGAAACGGACAAAATATCATAAAGTTGCTCTCAGTTTGAGAAGGTATCTCTATACCAGCGCCCTCTAAAACTCTTTGTACCTGATCTTCTGTGTAAACTTCACTATGCATTATTCTCAAAATCCTTATACTTGTAGTAACCTTTGTCAAAATCAACCTGAATTAAAAAGTCTCCCATAAAGCCGTTACGGTTTTTTCTAAATGCACATTCAATAACATCACTGTTTGCTGCTCTTCCCAATGCCAAAACCCAGTCAGCATCATATGCTATCTGCCTTGACCATGCTGTTTGACCCAAAGTTGGAACGGTATTTAAATTAGTAACATCATCAGGTGTAGCAGATGAAATAGCAATGATAGGCACCTCTTCACCAATAGACATTAGTTTGAGTTCACGAGACAGGTTCTTCATGCGTACCGTCTCATTATCAGACTTCTGGTTTGGACTCATAAGTTGTAGATAATCAACTATAACAAAATCTGGTTTATATTGATCAATCTTTCCACGAATTACAGATGGGGTAATCTCTCCACCATTATCGCTTGAGATGATATGAAAAGGACACTTGCCATCAACTTTATCTTTGTGCCATTTTTTTAACATTTCTGTTTCTGCATTACCATTACTTAGTTTTCTATGTGACCACAATCCCTCTCCCATTATTGTATACACACGATTACGAACTTCTACTTCTGACATTTCAAGACTTATGATAAGTGGAGTTTTACCCTGCTTCCATGCCTGAACTGCAAAATACAAAGACAACCAAGACTTACCAATTCCTGGGTAGGCAAGAAAGATACCTAATTGTCCTGGCATGATTCCTGATGGGAGATAGTTGTCAAATCCTGGCAGCCCAGTAGAAATACCTATCTTGCCTAACTCTTGTTCTCTACGAACATTTTCAAAATATGCAATAGCAGAATCAATATCTGTTGCATCAATATCACGGATATTCGACGTATTCTTTTTTAGTTCTGCTGTTTTTGTTATAAGATTATTTAGGGCTGCTGTTCCATTACCGCTCTGAACCTCCGATGCTGCAGAGCGAAGAATGTCTTTTACGCTTTCATTAAGATATTCTACTTGCAACTCTTCAAGATGATGCTTTGTAGATCCTACTCCATCTTCTGGCTGGAAGTCTCTAAACTTTTCTACTACCAGGGATGTTGGTGGAACCGAACCATTTACTTCTGCATATCTACGTATAAATTGCCACACATCATTATGTGTACGCATAATGTTATCTACGTTAGCCTGTAAAAGAACGTGTATCTGTTTGTCTTTTAGCACTGCGGAGATTAGTCTGGATTCTGTATCAATCATTTAACCACTCCCTCGCTTTTTTCCTACGCTCTTCTCGTTCTTTTTTATCTTTCTCTATAGCCATTTTACCATCAAGTAATTCTTTTGTGTTGTATGCAAAAGAATTCCATGAAGGATTTTTTGATATTTCAAAGTAATAAGATAACAAATCATAACACTGTGAAATACCATATGATTCAACTAGAGCATCGGCAGCCCATTGCTCAACGTTTAGATTGAGATTAGACTTCGTTTCGTATCTTTGCAAATGCAGTTTGTTATACCGACTGAGCAAAGCCATGCGGTCTTTGCGTTCAGCCATATTACTCTGTTACCAGTTCTGCCTTTGCTTCATTGACCTTTTCAATAACCTTGCTTTCAACAAAATCATAAACACGATTTGTTGCTTGGTCTATATCTTCTTCATTGCGAACGCTGTCTACAACACCAATGTCTACTCTTAACGATTGAAAATTACCAAGATTAAGTGTGTAGCCAAGTGTTACTGATACTTTTGTGCTCTCTTTTTCCACTGCCCCTCCCAAGGACTAGATTTTTTCTGACCATGTAGGTATAAACCTACCGTCTTCTGTTTTCGTATATGTCAGTATACCATTACCAATTCTGCGTGTCAACTCTTGCTTTGTTGGCGTAATTCCATTTGTAATTAATTTATCTTTTCTAGGTCTGCCTAAATGATAACTAGCAAGTATATCACGTATCTCTTTTACTTGCGACTCTGAATAGTATGCTCTAATCTGCCAACCTCTTGTTCCATTAATCTGTGCACCCATAGGAGGAGGTATTGCACCCTTCTTTACTAATCTTGGAAAATATTTACGATGCCTATTGACAAGTTGAGCAGTTTCTGATACAGTGTATGCCTTTTCTCTGTTTCTTCTAAAATCAGATCTTAGACATGTTTCTAATCTATCTCTTGTAATGTTATAAACAGTTACCATGCCAGTAGACCTAGAACTATGATAAAGTCTTACAAGATCTCCATTAAGAAACCAAATAGTTTTGTTTCCAGGAATTACAGGCTTGTTATTATAGCCTTTGCTCTCAACTGTTCTTGGGACATAAGCCATAAACCCTCCTTGCTATCTGAAGGTGGATGATAAAATTTTCTACTGCCACACAACAGACAATACACCTCTAAGTGTATCTGGCTAGAGTACTGTCTGTCAACAAATAATCTGCCATTGCATTTTTTGCAACGAAGAATCAAAACTACCCCTTAGTTTGGAATACCGACAACAATAATATTTATATTTAAAGAAAGGTCTCCAGAAGCGCCAAACCTTACAACTCCCTCAACCCTAGAAGTCGTTATAGATTTTAATATTACGGTTACATTTTGACCAGCAGGCGTGTTTCCTATGTTTACTGCTGTTGCTGTTGCAATCGGAGCATACTTAAAATCTGATGGAAAGTCATATGCAAATGTTTTTTCGTTACCAGCGCTTACTGTGGAATTATTTGCAACCTCTACGAAACCACCAATTACTCTTGCTTCTGAAGTTTTTACGCTTTGCTTTCCAGCGCTTACAGTATCAATAGTAGTATAGTTATATGTTGCAGATGAAACCTGTGTAGCAATATCATTAATTGTTTCAGCCAATTGATATATATAAGTTACATCAAGAGGTTGTCCTCGTTCTGGAAGCGGTACTTTAGCCATTTTTCTCCTTCATTTAATTATACCAGTTAGCCTCTAACTATACGGAAGTTATTGCTGATTCCCATATTGTTAAGGTTGCATTGCTTGTTTTGGCAGATCCAACTATTTGAATTTTTACTCTAACAGTTGAAGACGCCTCATTTAAAAATGTATATGTGTGAATTGGGGTAGTTCCATGATATATATACGGATCAGAATCAAACTTGACAAACACATCATATTGTGGCCTATCTTCTTCATCTTCCCAGGCTGCAATAATAATTGGTCCACTAACAACGACCTCTCCATTAACGGCAACAGGGGTTGTTGACTCTACAACAAAAACAGGAGACCAATGAGAAGTTCTGTTTTTATCTTCAGATACCACTCTAAATCTAACAGAATAAACATTGTCTGATTCTACTGGAGGCAAATCATTTTTTGGAATTCTTAATACCTTGTTAGCCACTATGTTACTCCGATAGAAAATCTAAATTCAACATAATTGCTAGTGTTAGGTGGTTTAATTATTGTTTCTCCATCTGTATTTTTTACAACGGTATAACCAGTCATACCATATAAAGGATTGTTACTTGAGATATTTTCTAGTCTAAGGGCGTCTAAAGCAACATAATAATTTGAAGAAACTGAACCACTAACAAGAACTGATGAATAAATTCTGATAATGTTAACAGCATCCCAAGTAAAGCCATTAGTCTTTGCTAGTTCTTGAAGTTCTTGTGATACCACATAATATCTATTTTCATCAAAATTAAAACCCGCTGCCCCATCTATTGCATCCACTGTAAACCTTGCAAACTGACTTCCTGGCGCAGAAAACTCAATTAAAATTTTAACTCTGTCTGGAGATACACCCGAATCTCCATCTCTGTTAACTACAGAAAAAGCAAGTCTTAATTCGTCTACTGGAGAGTTTCTTGTAAAATCAACAGCCGTTCCAACTCCAGTTAATCCTATGTAGTTTGATCCAGCCACAATTGCAAAACCAGAAGTTGAGGATGCATTCAAGGTTGAGGAATTACCCTTCATCAATATTGTATTATTAAAAAATCTACATCTTTCAAATATTTCTGTTCTACCAGTTTTGAAAAATGTAGGATTGTCTGCATTTGTTTGAAATACTGGATCGGATACATCAATAACATTATCGTCTCCAGAGTCTAACTGCGATGTTTCAGTGTCTATTGCAACTGTAGATGTGGCAGAATAATATTGCCAATTTTCACCCTGTGTAAAAGCAAATATTGTCTTGCTATCAGATGCCCCAGCAGACGGATTTGTTCCAGCAGAAAAAATACCAATCTCTGATATTTCATATCTTTCTTCTGTTGGTAGTTCTGCTGTGAGTACTAGTTTAGTTACATTGTTTTCTGTTACAAATCCCCTGGAAGAAATAGGCACACGAAACATCTCAAAATCAAGGTTTTCTTTTGTGGAGTAGTCACCATATGGGTCAGCAGTTTCTAGAGGCTGTGGACCGCATCCTACGGCTATATAAGAGGCATAGGCAGGTGCCTGACCAAGCAGGTATTTGCCAATAATATTCTTACCAGTATTAGTTATCATGATTCATTGAACTCCGCTTCATATATTGTACCACTAAGGCTAATTTCTACCTCTATCTGCTCATCAGGCTCAAGATTAATAAGTTCTATTATTAA